AGCACGTTAATTTCTCGCACAGTTGATCGACTATCGCCTTCCATGCCAGCGGTCGCGGCTTGTGCCAAAGGTAAAAGTCGATGTCAGTTATCAGTTCAGTTCGGGTTGCCCGCTTGCCGCACGGTCGCCTTGTCCTCGTTCGTTTCGCTTGTCCATTCGCGCCTGGGCAGTTGCGGCGGGCGAGCTTGTGGTACGTCCACCCGCAGGTCGGGCAACGGTAGGTTCCGTCGGGCTGGAGTTGTTGGGGGCAGTCGGTCATAGGGCAGTGACGGTGCAAGTTGACAAAGTGTAATCACACGAGCCTGTTGAGCCGTATGTAAGTGGAAAATCAACGGCATTTGCGTCGTTGCATTGCCACGGGAGCGCCGTAGTTGTCCACTCAGCAGCGTGTGCAACGAGGCCGCCCGCACAAGCGTCATCAAAATAAACCCACCCTCCCGTTGTTTCAGCAAGCTCATCAATTGGACCAAACATACATAGTCCGAGGCATCCGACCGCCTCGAATGGAAAGTCCGAACAAACTTGATTTGGAAATTCATAAGTCCACCAGCACTCATCCTGACCGCAGCCGGACAATGGCCTGTGTCCAGTTCCAATGTTTAGGATATATGTGCCGTTCAGCGTTGCACATTCGCCGCAATCAACAGGATCGTTGTTGACGATCCCGGCGATAATAACCTCCCATTGTGATGGGGTTGTCGCAAGACTTTTACAATACTCGCACCAAATACGACAGCAGCACTTCCTTGCCCCATACCGCAACGGCTGCGGAACCCACAGCCCGCTACGCCGAGCAGTGTAGGCCAAATTGTCCATCGGGTCTTTTGGAAAGATCATTAGTCACAACAATCGAGTTCACAGCATTCCCAACGTACTTGGTATTCATTCCATCGCGCTTCTACCTTCGCTCCATCACTACTACAGTCCCAACCGTGGATGTTGTAGACGGTAATATTCGCTGCCGGATCAGTATCAGTAATGATAGCACCAATTGGGAAGCATATTTCTGGATCTCCGTTAATTTCAAACGTAGCATCGGTAGTTTCAAAGCTTGCGTATGAAGTGCCTAATAGCCACAGTGCATGCGGCTGCATACGCTCAATCTCAAAGAGGTTAGATTCCTTGAAGTAACGGGCTTCGCCATAAGAACCGTTATCATGTGGTGGGGAATATGCATCTCTCGCTCGACCCCGATGTAAACCCTCTACATCCGCTACAGTAAACTCTACATCAGTATTAGCCTCATAGAGATCAGTAACGGGATTGTATTCGCCCAGATATGCTGTTGCCGTTCCTCCTGGCTCAAGAGCAGTCTTTAACTCAAAGTGACAGTGAATTTCAGAAAGAGAAGAGGCTGTGGTAATCAATGACCAAAGATTCCCTATATGTCCCACTCCTTCTTTCCATAATATCATAATTGGTCCTGATAATGCTGCCTCTAGTTTTTCAACATTATCCTCAATCGGTACAGCATAGTGATATTCAAGTGATCCAGCATCGGGAAAATACACCTTAGCTTGTGTAATTCCCATAACAAGCATTTTCCCAACGCAATCTTTATTGATAGGTTCTTGTGCAATACCATAAGCATGCTCTTTCCAATCATCTCCAGGTGCCGTTCCAGCAACATAAACTCGTTGCTTAAATCCAATTACCTGCTCATCACTTAATATACCGCTTGTCCAATCTCTCGGAGCTCCAAGCTCCAGCACGCCATACCACGGAACAACCTGATCACTCTGATTCAGCACCCTTACAATCGTCCCCCTCTCCCGAATATTCGAATATTCGTCCCCCTCAGTCTGTTCCATCTGCTGAGTCCGAAGAGCTTCAACTGCATCGGCAAACTCCCCATGCGTTCGAGCAGACTTATCAAGTGGTTCGCCTGGTACAATTTTTCTAGGAATCATCTATTTACTCCACGTACCCTGATGTAACCCGTCCACCCAGCATGGGCAACTCTGAAATATATGCAAAGAAAGATGTTGTGCCAAGGTAAATATCCGGAAACAGTCCCAGTGGTCCAAAATCCCTGAGAGGATAGAGCTGATGCAACTTCACTATATCCGGAACCAGGACTATATATTTCCGTTCCTCCCATGTCACCTCGCGTTCTCCAGGACTCGAGGTATCAAGGAAATTCCATCCACCCTGAGCCGCTTCTGGAACCTCCAGTTCTATACCACCAAACTCATGCTTCTCTTTCAAGGGCTTATAGGAGAATCGATAATCTATTTCCCAGGTTAGAGGATGCGATTGTCGACCTGATCCTCCATCGAATCGCACCGTTCCAGGAGCACATCCACGAAATGGCTGCTCGTTAACTGTAGAAGAAAGCGATGTCATCGCCCCGAAATAGTGTGTCCACTCATCTTCCTCTACTACCGTAGCAAGCCAGGCATATGGTCCCCAGTTCCATCGCTCGGTCCATGAGAACGTCGGCTCTATAACATCAACACCCTGAGCTATACGACTCTCGAGATCGGTATTTATAGCACGAAGCCCAAGGAATGCATCCATATCAACAGCCGATGGCATCTGATTATACGCACCTCCGCCCCCCGGCTCTGCCCCAGGACTTAAAGAGAAACCTATCGTGTCTAATGCATAATGCCTTTTCGTCTTAACTGGAGTAATCTGAAAGTTCACAATATTAAGTGGAGCATAGGTAATTTTTACCTTATACTCATTGTGTCTTACCCTGGTGCATTTCATTGGCCATCGCTTAACCAACGTCAGATCAAAGAATGTCCAACTAGCCCAATCGAATACATTCCAACCAACAATCAGTTCATCCGAAATGGCTGCCTGTCTATTAGTACCAATAGCAAGATAATCAGTAAATAAACCCTCTGCAGGTGGATCTAAAAATACATCATACACAAGCTCGTAGCTAGAGCCTAGAGATCGACTCTCCTTGCTTTCGATAACCTTTAGGGTTAATGTACCTCCCCCAAACCTTGGAAAGACTATCGCACTATCGGATCGAGGGTACAGGTTGGGAACTATACTCTCTAATGGCGGTGGTGGCATTAAATTACTCCATAAAAGATTTTCTAATCGGCCTTATTCATCCCTGCGTTTATTTGCTTCAGCTCCTGCAACATACCTCCACCTTCTTCGCCTCCTATACCAGTCCGAATATCTTTCAATACATCCAACTGCTGTGTCTCTTTACTTGTTGTTGCATAAGCCAACACTGGAGTATGCCAATAACCTGCAAAGTGACCAAATCGATATCGGTTCATAGCAGCCATGCTTTCCGTTTGATCTAAGAGCGTCCCAGCAATTTTCCTCTCTGCTGCTAATTTCTTTTCTGCCGCTGCAAGAGCCGCTCTCGTCTGTGCAATCTGGCTATTGATCAGATTACTTATTTTCTCGCGCGTTTCGTACTCTTTTGCTACCGATGCTCCCCAGCGTCCCTCCTTTGCACGCGAGTATTCTCTTCTTCCTCGTGGTACTGTAGTCGTAACATCTCCTTCTCGTGTAACCTTAAATTTTCCCTGGGGCTGCACCTTAGCCATAAGTATTGCGTTTGCTCTAAGATTCAATTCCAATGCTCCTAACTCACGCTTAAGTTTTATTACATTCTTCTCAAGCGGCGTTATGCCCTTGATTGCAGATTGTGCTTGAGCTGCAAACCCCTCGCCCCATTTCTTCATTGCCTTCAGTTCTTCACTTACCCCACTGAATGCTAATTCTATTGTTGCTAAGGCTGCAGCACCTCCAAGTACTGCAGTTGCCCAACGAGCAATAATTACCTTCCATGTACCAGTAGAGGCAGCAATTGCCGCTGAGGTTATAGCCATAGCCTTTCCAGCTATCATCATTGCAACAGCCAATTCACCAACCACTGCAATAAGTTTGAGTGTCCATACCACAGCCTCTTTACTGTTCTTTACCCACTCTCCAAATCCCTTTGCAATAGCAATAACACTTTCCCCAACATTACTCAAGCTTTCCGCTATCGCCTCCCCGATATAGCTCAATATAAGTACTCCAGCCTGCTTTACTCGATCCACAAGGAGTCCAAAACTCTTCTCGACCTTCTCCCACGCTTCCCTCATCATACCAGTTGCATTCATATGTGCCGCAAGCACCTGGTCTATTGCCCCCAATTGTGCCTTCAATGCCATTGCACCACGCTGGCCACGTATCTGAGGAAACAGTCTCATTATATGCTTCGTTGGCAGTTTCCCAATCTTCTTCATTATCTCTATAAAGCCATGCTTCTTAATGCCCTCCAGTGACACCTCGATACCAAGCCCAGCCTGCTTCAACTTCTCTGCAAACTTCGCACCCTCTCCTGTCGGTGTACTAAACGCTTTGAGAACATTTTGGAGTGCAATCACCGCCGCTGATGTTTCAATACCACCACGAGTAATAATAGCAAGCGTTGTACCCAGTTCCTCTATACTAACACCCATTTGAGCAGCCGAGGCAGCCACCAGACCAATATGACCAGCCAGTTCAGCAAAGGTTGTAACACCATATCGGACAGTAGTGAACAAAACATCGGCTACATACTCGGCACGCTCAGCACCCAAGCTATAAGAGTTGAGCACGGCAATAATAGCCTTTGTGCTCTCTGCTGCATCTGCCATACCAGCTTTAGCTGCCATCGTAGTGACAGATAGCATCCGCAATGCCCTATCAGCAGAAAAACCAGCTGAAAGAATATCATAGAGCCCTCTACTAAGCTTTTCTGTACTCTCGCCAAATCTAACCGATAGATTACGAACCTCGCCAGCAAACTTCCCCATATGCTTTCCGGTATCATCAACCATAGTAGCTACAAAGGCCATCTCTTTCGAGAACTTGGCATATACCTTTGCGGCAGCTATAAATGGCACTGCCATAATAATAGCAGTGATAGCCATTTGTCTTCCAATAGAACTTAGAGTGGCACCCAATTGCCCAAAATGCATTCTCATAGATTGTACTGCACCCGTTACCACACCTATTGTTCTCTTGAGACAAAAGAGACTCTTTGATATTAGCTTAGTATGTTTCATCATTCCTATCCCAAGATTACGCATCCTTCCCCCCACCTTTATCATGCATGTCCCCATCACATCCTTCCATTTAGCTACATCTCTTGATGAATACCGCCACCACTGACCAGTCGTCGCAAGCCTATTTCCCATGCCTGTTATCGCATAGCTCATCTTTCCGTAATGTCTCAACACTGATCCTGCAATCCGTGAAGTGGTTTTCATTGGGACGTTAAGTGCCTCGGTCATTCCCTTCCCAGCAGCAGGAAGCCCCTTACCTATTCCTTTAAGCTGCTCATTGATTTTCTTGATTCCTGCCTTGAACTCAGTATCATCCATCCTAACAAAGATAGCGGCACCACCAGCTTCAACATCACCTCGTCCAGCCATCTTATCTACCCTTTAATGCAGATTTGAGCATTGCCAAATCAGCCACCGTAGGCTCTGATTTATCTTCACGCTTTCGAAGAAAATGAGGATGAACATCCTCGAAACCAATCAGATCAGAGCGTCTAACCTGATTAACATTATGCACCTTGGCTATCAACACTGCAGCTCGATTCCATTCGCTCCGTTCGTGTGCTTCAGCCATCCACACAAGTTTTCTAAGAGTGAGTCTCGATGGATTTACTCCGACGACTCCGGCAAGTTCAAAGGCAAGTTGCCTGTTGGAAACTCGATCTTCTTGATCTCCACTGTCACCTTCATCACCCCCTCCTTTATCAGCTCTTGCATCTTCATCATTGCCTCGGCTATGTCCATCCGGTCGAGGCTCTGGAAAAAATCCTGCCACTCCTTAGAGAAGGCATCGTAAGCGCTCTTGAGGGTCACCGGATCTAGCAACCTATTAAAGTCTGCCAGCAAGAGTTCCCTCTTTAGATACTGCTCCTCGCAGAGAGTAGCAAGAAGATCACAGAAACGCCTGATGTTCTTAGCATCAACTGGCGCAAGTTCTACAACAAGCATCGATTCTTCATTGAGAGGATCGAGGAGATCGATATCAAGCTTTCCCTTAATCTCCTCCATCGCCCCAATAGTCAGCTCAATTTCCCAAGAGTCACCCCTCTTGTCAGTAAAAGCATGCATTGAAATCTCCTATGCACTATCGTAAAGGATACCGATTGCGATGACTTTGTCTGCGGTGATGCAAGCAGTTGCCACCTCAAGTGTAATACAGTCAAAAGCACCAACTGGATCTGTCATATCTAGCCCTACCATATAGTAATAGGGATTGAGCACCGTATGCTCATTATTTGTCAGTAGAGCATCGGCAGCCTTTCTAAATGAGATATGTGCTCTCTCATCGGTACTAACTGCAAGGGCCTGTAGTTGCGATGCTGGAATAAGAAGAGTAACCTCAGTCTCTATAGCAATGACTACAGCAATCGCATCATTAGGCAGGGCATCGCCCTCGTGATCTGCACCACCAGAACTAAGCTTGATAGTCTGATCGTTTGCACCAGTAACCGATTGAACACTATCTCTGGCAACACCATCGGCCCAGAAGATCACAACAGTATCACTATCTGCAATAAGTGGATCTTCCAAAGTAACCGTCACCACTCTATCGGTATCTGTAGCCATCACCCCAGCATAGCCCATTGCTGCTGTTGGCTTCTGAATCATTTCACCCTCACCAGTTGCCGAGGCACCAAGAGCTGCAGATACTGTAGCAACACTACAATTGAGCCCAAGAATAGCAGTTCCCATATCGTTTCTCCTGTGTTAAGTTTCAGTTAATTCAGACCCACATAGGCCAACGTGCATGAATCTGAGTCATTTTGGTCTCTACGTTATAGATCTGCGGTTCACCAGAAGCCTCAACTCGCTCAAATTTTGTAATCAGAAAATCTGCACACATACCATCGCCAGCTAAAGCTTGCGGACCAGGTTCACCAACCACTGCTGCTGCAGCACACGACTTGGCATAGAGGCAGATACCACTTGTTGTCTGCAATCCATTGTAGGTGCCATTAAGAAATGTATCCATCAAAATCTTCCAAGCCACTTCTTCAACGCCTGCATCATACGATTGCACGAGATCAAAACTCAAGCCAAGACTCTTGACAGCTTCTCGTGTATCACTCCATCCATGACATCGACGCCGGAAGACATCCGCATCCTCCTTCTCGAGACTGACAGTCAAGTCACGAATACTCTGAACCTCAGCTTCTGCTGCATACATTGTAGCAGCCTGAGCAGCACAAGTTACTGCATTGTTAGGTTCCGCATAGTACAATCGAGCCTCTTTTCCAAGAGGAATCCGAATCAGATCAGCCATTGTAAAACTCCTCGTTTAACAGGTTTAGTTACTTACCACTTCGCATCTTGCTTGCAATATCCTTCATGATCTTGGGACGACCATATTTCCACCATCTGCGGAACTGTGGTCCCATGAAAGGCCGTGGAGGATATCTCATTGGCACACCCTTCTTGCTTACTCCATGTGTCTTTCCGAACTCATGTTTCCAGCCCCACAGCTTTGCCTTTGAGTAAATCGGACCGACTACCATCTCGCGGGCTCGGTAATCGACAAAGTACTGAATCGCTATTCTAATGAATGTACTCTTTGGTTTATGAAGATGGGGTGCCTTACCAACTGGAGAATGGTCCTTCTTTTTCTTGACTACCTTGAAAGACCTGATCACATAAGTCTTGAGTGCTGCACCAGAGCGTTTGAGAAACTCAATTTCCCATCGCCTCATATAGTCTGCTATCTTATGGCCTCGATTTGTAATCCGTACTCGAAACGTCGCCTTCCATCGAGGCATATGAGGCTTTGGAATATAAGCCCGTGCAATCGTAGGCTTCTTAATAGATCGAAAGGCCATTACTTAACCCAGGCTATCTGATACTCGAGTTGGATTACCGATGTAAAGCACCGATACTCTGATAAATCCTCTACATCATATGGAGTGGTAATCTTTGTACCCAGCCAATTCCATTTCTGATGTCCAGTACCGCGGAAACTATCAGCAATCTCCTCGACAAGATCGGCAAGCGTATCTACCGCATCAACATCTGTAGGATTGACCTGTTTCTGGATTACAATATCCACACCGATAACATCAATATTATCCCTGCGAGACATTACGCTCTGTTCAACAGCAGGAGCTATTACCGTCACTCTAAGGGTCTTGAGATCCTTTAGACTGTAATATGCCCTATAGTTACGAGTAGCTGTAAACTCCAAACTATAGGTACTGGCATTAAGAATATCCTTAATAGCCTCGGCTAATGCTGACGATCTATTCATCGCTAAGCCTCGTCCGATTGTTTTGTATGTATTCGTAGCATGGTATAGAAACGATCAGTATATCTCCATGCCACGCCGCCTTCAGTGCTCATTACCTCAAATGTCCTAGTTGCTCCCTCGAGTGTATCGATAATCGTATCCCCCTCCTCTGGTTCAACCTGCGAGCCATCGAGTACTAACTTCAGAGGATCGATAATATAATCCCGGATTGCAGCCTTCATCCTCACGCCATGCTCATCCTCGTAGTCTACGCTCGTAACTGCTACAGTCACATCTAGATCGACGTAGTGCCCACCGCGAGAATATCTTACCTCCCGCTGAGGTAACATTGCCCTCAGTCCACCCACAGCTGCTTGCAATAAATCAACCATTATGCTGCATCCTCTTTTGAGGTCAATGAGGTAAATACACCCTTGCCAAGTGTACCGAGGAATCGACCTGACGTTACCTTAAAGGAATCAATATACATCTTCTCCTCCTCGGCTGCATCATCACGCTGTAGACAAAAGATAGGCTGAACAAGTACTGTTGCTGCAATATTACTCATCACTACAGCTGCACCGCCTTGTTCGACACCATCGATAAAGAACTTAACATCAGCTAGGTTTGAGAAGTCAATCTTAAAGTGCGTCCAGGTATCATCTACTAGATCGACAAGACTGTCTTGGTCATCGGTATTAGTAGAGTCATCGTCAGCCTCAACTAGAATATTCGCACTGGTTCCTTCCATCCTAAACCATGCGTTCACAGTCACAGCATCCAGAGCATCCTCTGCATTTGTATGATTACTGCAAACCCCCATAACAAGTCGTTGATCAGCAGAGCCCAAGGCATTGGTTCCAGTCAAGTCTAGCTTAGCTCGCCACTCAACAACTGGTCTTTCAAATAGGTCAATCCACAGATTATCTGATGAGAACAACTGTGTCGATTGAGCCTCAGCATCAGCACTATTGATAAGCGAGTAAACGCCATGCGCCGAGTCAGTCACGTAATCCTCGGTTGAGTTAGCCGTCTCAGCATCAACGCCCCATATATCTGGCAGCGTATCACCTGCATCTGCAAGGAAATGCTCCTCAAATACAAAGTCTTCAATATCTGAGCCCTTTGGGGCAATTGTCACCTCCAGCACATCTCCTACAACAATACCAGCAGTAGCAATTACACCCGCAACAGGTGTATAGGCAGCATCGCCACTATCGATTGCAATAACCGCCGTAAGGATACTAGTACCATTCTTTAATAGATCAACATCAATAGTCGCGGTACCTGTACATGCTACAACTACTCCAGCTGTGAATGCCTCTATAGATCCAGTCAGTCCGTTGACCACATGGATCACACGCTCCTCACATTCCACAGTAATCTTACTGCCCTGTGAGTAACAAGATCGATGCTGATGCTCCAGCTTTTCGGAATCTATCTTGGCATCTGCCTTTACATGACTATTGGCCACACATCCACTTGAGGGAATAAGTGTACGTCCCTCTAGTGTACCTGCAAAGTAAGCAGCTTCTCCAACTCGCATATCATTCTCCTATCGTGTTACATCCTCTAAGACTGAGCAATCACCTAATACCAGAGTAACGTAGTTGTCACTGGTAGCAAGGATTGCTTCTACATCGAATAGATGGCCTCGACTAGAGGGCGTTAGGACATCGGTAAGTTCATGTGTTAACTCAAATTGACAAGTTTCTGAGTCAACTATCGTGCCCGCTACTGTTAATTCAACTACCCTAGATCGTTTAAGGCGAATGGTTAGGGTTACGGCAGCACTTGTTATATCGGGCCAACCTGCACTACTGAATTCAATGGCTCGACCATCTGCATCCTTGTAATCGTCTCCACGAACTATCTCGAGACTTGATCCATTTATACTAACTGAGCTGGTTATAGTTACCATGCCCGCTGTTAACAAATCTGTCTTAGCCTGAATATCATCAAGATGCGTATCGATCCTAAATGTTCCTACAATCATTGCCACGCCATTCTCGTAGAACTCGCCGAAGTAAGTACCTGCCACACTGAAGGTATAATCCAGATAATAGAGACCATCTGAAACTTCAGTAAAGGTCTGTAGGGCGGATTTGACCAGACTGGGACTCCAGATATATGCCGTGACTGTTTTACCAGTAGCAAAGGCTCCTGCCTTATACACTAAACGATGTTCGCCAGTTCCATGCAGCGTAGACATCTATTTACACCTTTTGAGAATCAGAAGACCCTGTATAGATTCACCGTTTCTAGTAATCTCTTCCCAGTCACCAAGATACATATCTATCCAGGCTCTATCTTCTTTCCGCTTGTAATCATGGCAAGCAACAAATGGCACATTGCTATTTGCAATCGCCTTATAGGAAGGCCCACGACTCTCTCCACCTGCTGGACCATCAATGAATGCCAATTGGTATTTCTCATCTATCTCGGGCAACCACTGGCCATTCCATTGCTCTACATCGACCTGCTTGCTAACTCTTCTCTTGGTACGCTCTGCAAAGATGGGATCGGTCTCGTAACTTAATACATGGATGCCAAATCTATCCATCAACTCCGTTGAAAGCCCTGAACCAATCTCGATAACATTCTCGATTTGCTCTTTAATTAGAAAGTCCCTCAAGACTATCCAATCGGTAGGATCGACCGAGTAACCTGCCCATTGAAGAGCAGGTCTAACAGGCTTTGACTCATATAGTATCTTTCTACCCAAGGCCATCATGGCCAATCCGGTTGCCTCATATCCAAATGATTCCTCTGCCATTCCTCTAGCCTTAGCTCTCGTCTCCACACTGTCTTCCAGGATATCCTTCCAACACCGATCAATCTCCTGTGCAAAAGCATCGGGGTCTCTCGGATCTGCTGTATACGGTGTGTATTTGCATCCTGTACCTGCAACTACTGGACAACCAGATGCCAGAGCCTCTCTAATGACACGAGTAGCAATCCGATGTGGGGTAACTAGGATGTCAGCTGCTCGGTAGACGGTATCAAGGAATGGAACAATAGTATTAGCCTCGCCAACAAGTCCGCTGTTGCGAAGGCGTGTACCCAACTGTGCCGAGAATCCCTTAGTTGGTGGTGGCAATCCAAACAGATGAAGTTTAGTTGTACTGCAATATGTAGTTCGGAATCTTTCCACTGCTGGGATCATACAAAATGGTGTGATATCCTCCCGCCACATATCCGCAACAATGATGTTAGGGGCACCTGTCCAATGTTGAGAGGAAAAGGTTCTCCCCACTGGGCTAAAACGATTGAGATCCACGGGGCATGGAACATAGGTAATCTCACGCTTTGGCATTACCAGATTCCAAAATAGCAGATGCTCTTCCCAAAATGTCATGTACGCAGCATAGTTCCTGTCCTCCTCGTGATTGATCAGAATCTTCATAACAGGATTCTTGCCGTAGTGCTCTTGCATGTAGGAATACTCTGGCCTCCCGTGCATAGCCATAATTACAGGTATCCCAACCTGGACCATGGGCTCCGGCATTGTGCAATGTCTGACCAAAATATCAGCCTCTTTATAGGCCCAATCATGCGAGATCGTCACCATATCCTTATCAAGCAAACCCACTTTGCTGTATAAAGCACCTTTCTCGATATTGTAATCAATAAACTGTGCATCGATACCTTGTGTTCTCTCTGCGAGAATCAGGTCCCGGACAGTCCCATACATACCTGATTGATTAGGGCTGAATACAGCAAAGTGGGCTATCTTCACGACCACTACCTTCCTAGCTGACAATTGCGGGTGAAGCGATTAGATCGACGGCCGATTCTACATCACTAATAAGAGGTGCGAAGTCTTCTAGGAAAGATGACACAAGGGCCGATTTAGTTAGCAGCAACTGTGAAGCAACATCTGCCGTATCAATCGTAGCAAGTGCTGTTATGACAACATTCACTGCTGACTCGACATCGCTAATAAGCGGCGATATTAAATCGAGTGCTGACTCGATATCACTGACAAGTGCAGGAACAGCACCAATGGCATCACCAACCGAATCCATGTCGTGTCCACAGACCTGGTAAACCTTGGATACTTCACCATCACCATTCTTATCCTGAATAACAACGGTCCAGCGACCTTCTGCGTCTGGAGTAAAGAACCCGTGGTAACGACCGGCAGCTACACCAGTCAACTCCCCAGCAGCCAATGCAGTAGTTAATGATGAGGTTGCTGCACTATCAAGAGCTCCAGCTTCATCAAACACATTTCCAACTGGTGCCGCCGCTGCCAATAATCCGGCAGCCTGATACACCAGGTTAATCTGAACACCATTTTTGTAAATTCCAGCAGCCATAGGATTTCTCCTTAAATAACAGGTTAGGTTATAGTTGCCTTAATTGTGGGGCAACTGTCAACATCAGAAATCTCTGTAGGTGGTAGCATCGAAATCCGCCACTCGTTTGTATCGGGCTCATCCTTCTTCTCGATCCTATCTAATCGCTCCAGTATAGAACGTAGTAAACTCAGGATCTCTGTATCTTGAGCCTTCCTTTTTCTTACTCTCATGATATAGTTCCCGCTTCTAGT